ACGGGCGTGCTGACCTTCGTGCAACACACGACGACGACGACGATCACGACCATGGCGTCCACAGTCAATCGCGTGGCGCGGCCGTTTTACAACGTGAGCGCGGACGTCAGCGGCGGAAGCCAGCGGATTTACTACGAGAAGCTGTTCGCCAAGAACACCGACTCGACGCATTCGCTGTTGACCGCCGAGATCAGCAAAAGTGCTGATCCCAGCGGCGATTTGACGTTTTGGGTGACGGGCAGCGTGAACGACACGGGCACGGCCACCAATCGCCAGACGGCCCCCAGCGGCTCGTCGTTCTCATCCTCGCAACAGGGGACGGCGACGACCGACCTGGCGGCGGGAGCCGCGCAGGGCGTGTGGTGGGCATTGACGCTGGCCGCAGGAGCGGCGGCACAGATTACCACGTTTACGCCGGAAATCAGCGGCTCAACCACGTAGGAGCGATATTAGATAGCTAGCGCGCGTCGTCGGCAAAAGGTATCTGATCAGGACCCAGATCTTGAGGCGCCTCGTTCTCGGGGTCCTTAAATACGTTGATCGCGCCTTCGGCGCTCTGTTCTGCATTCGCGTACTTTTGAAAGTGCTCCTGCGAGCAAAACAAAACAATGCCCCGACCGGTTTCGGTGATACGGTCGTCTCCGATCGCGATTTCGACGACACAACCGCAGGCGGCCTCAACTTGACGTGCGAACATCTTTGCTCCCCGACTGACGAGAAATCATGAGCGATCCTCTCGTGAAAATAAAGCATCCGGATGAGAACCGCGTTTATGCGATCTCGTTTGAGGAGCAGTTGCCGGCGGGTGTGACGTTGGCGAGTGCGACGTCGATTGCTCAGTATTTCGGGTCGGCGGTGTCGACCGATCTGACGTTGGGTTCGCCGTCGATCAATAACGCGAGCATCTTCGACGACGACGGGAACGCGATTGCTGCCAACCTGGCCATGCTAGTGGAGATCAGCGGCGGCCTGGATGGGAACGATTATCGGCTGTTGCCGATTGCCCTGGGTTCGGATGGCAAGACCTATGTCGGTATGAGCGGCGATCCTCCGACGCTGCCCGTGCTGCAGGTGCGAGACGGGCTGCCCTGATCGCACCTCGCGGGACAGAGGAGAAGGCACGTGCCGAAGGCTGCGAAACGCTTTCGTTTGACTCCCAGGCGGGCGCCGCGTCGGCGCCCGCCCGAGCAGCTGTTGTATCACACGCCGAAGTGGCGCGAGGCCCGCGCGGGCTGGCTGGCCAAGCACCCATGGTGCGTCGAGTGTGCCAGGCACAAGCGGCAGACGAAGGCCAACACGGTGGACCATATCCGACCGCATCACGGAGACTTCAAGTTGTTCTGGGACAACAAGAACTGGCAGAGCCTTTGCCAGTCCTGCAGCAGTCGCAAGACTGCCAAGCAAGACGGCGGCTTCGGCAACGCGAGAGTCGTAAGTCGTCTGGCGGCAATCTGTATCGCGATTGTTGCACTGCAGTCTACAACGATGGCCCCTAGGGGGGTATGCAATTTCTGGTCGGGAGGGCCTCGAAACCGCGTTGGGACGAAAGACATTTTTTGGCGAAATTCTTGGGGGGAGGGTCGGGCCCCGGGGAGAGCCCGCTGATGGGGCGGCCACGCAAATCAGCCGCAAGCAAGTCACTCCGCGGCACACGCCGGCCCGATCGTGAGCACGGTCGCGAGATCGGCCTCCCGCCCGGATCGCCGGCGAAGCCGGCCGATCTCTCGCCGCGGGCTTCTGTGTTCTGGGAGCTCGTTGTTCCGCAGCTCGTGAGCGCGGGAATCGCGACCGCCATCGACGCCCCGGCACTCGCCGACATGTGCGAGGCCCGGGCCACGCTCGAGGAAATCCGCACGACGCTCAAGGGCCTGGCGATCACCTCGACCGATTACTACCGCACGCTCATGTCGTCGCAGGTCGCGCAAAAAACGTATCACAGCCTGGCGTCGAAATTCGGCCTCACGCCGGCCGATCGCCAGCGGATCCACATCGACACGCCCAAAGGCCCCCAGGCCGTCCGCCGTCCGGGCGAAAAATACCGCAAGTAACAATTTACCACACGGCCGGCCTCCCAACGCCGGGCCGGAACGAGAAGAAAAATCGCCGATGGTCGCTGCCAAGGAAGGCAAGGTCCCAGCGCTCCCCTCGCTGAGGGCGACCAAAAAATGGATTCGCAACGCGTCGGACGAATTGGCCCTCGCGAAAGGCTGCCGTTTCGACGAGCGCCGCGGCGCCGAGGTCGTGGAATGGATTCAGGAATACTGCCATCTCTACGAAGGCGAGCGGGCCGGCGAGCTGATCACGCTCGACGACTGGCAATACGATTGCACGCTCCGCGTCTTTGGCTGGGTGCGTCAATCTGTCGACTGGGGCCGCATCGTCAGGCGCTTCCGCCGCGCAGGCATTTGGGTCCCGAAGAAAAACGCCAAATCCCCCACGCTCGCCAGCTGGGGAATTTTCCTGCTGATCGGCGACGGAGAGTTCGGCCAGAAAGTCTTTAGCTGCGCCCTCGACCGCAATCAGGCCAAGATTTCGCACGAGCATGCGATTCAGATGGTGCGCATGTCACCGGCCCTCGACGAAGAGTGCGAAATCAACGGTACGACCGGCCGCATCATCCACAAGCCGACTCAATCGTTTTACGACATCCTCTCCTCGAGCGGCCTCAAAAACATCCGCGCCAAAGAGGGCATCAACGGTTGCACGCTCAAGGACGAGGTGCATGTCATCGACGAGCGGTTCGCCAAGGTGACCCGATTCGCCGGCGCCTCGCGGGCCCAGGCGCTCGACGCCGAATTCTCCACGTCCGGCAACAATCCCGACGGCTATGGCCGCAAGCGGTACGACTTCGGCAAACGCGTCGAATCAGGCGATCTGCCCGTCGATGACTTCTTTTTTGCCTGTTATGAGGCGCCCCAGGATACGACGCCCGAAGACCTGGCCGACCGCAAGAACCTGATTCGGCTGGGGAAGCTGGCCAATCCGTCCTGGGGCCGCATTATTCGCGAGAGCGAATTCGTCGCCGCCTACGAAGAATCGAGCGCCACCCGTTCCGACACGTTCGAATTCCTCATGTATCGGCTCAACGTCTGGCAGCAATCCTCCAATCCCTGGCTCTCGATCGACAAATGGAAGGCCTGCGGCAAAGCCTTCACGCTCGACGATCTGAAAGGTTGCGAATGCAAATCGGGCCTGGACCTGGCCAGCACGCAGGACCTGAATTCGCTCTCGCTCTGTTTTCGCCTCGCCCCGAAACGGTTTCGCTTCCTCTGGTGGTTCTGGCTCCCCGAAGAGGCGGCCGAACGCCATGCCAAAAGCAACGAGCCGATCCCCTACTTCGAATGGGCCAAGGACCCCCGCTGCCATCTCACGCTCACCCCCGGCAGTGCCGTGCATCATGAATCGATCGTGAAGACCTTCCGCGATCTCAACGGCCTGTTTCGCATCACGGGCCTGAATTACGACGAACACGGCCCCGCCGAGCAGACGACCCGCAACATCTCCGAGGGCCAGTCGATCGACGGGCGAATTATCGAAGTCGGCACGGGCGTGGAGCGGCAGGCCTTTTCGCAATCCATGACGTCGTTCAACGCGCCCACCAAGGAATTCGAGCGGATGGTGCTCGAGGGCGAGCTCGAGCACAACTGCGATCCGCTGATGACCTGGCAGGCCGGCCATGTGGCCGTCAAGCGCGATCACAACGACAACATCAAACCGGTGAAACCGGGCGGCGATGGCGACCCGCGAAAGATCGACGGCTTTATCGCCGGCATCCAAGCCCTGGCCGGCTGGATGGAGCCTTTGGAAGCCGTCTGCGGAGAACCGGTCTGTTACACCGACGCACCGCCCGCCTCCGCCGCCCAAGGCCAGTCATCGCCCCCCACCGCACCGGACGGCCCGCGTCCGCTTGAGTTCAAGACACCTCCGCCCCCGTCCGAACGTCGCCGTTCGCGTTGCGTGTGGGGCGACGACTGGTCTGACGAAGACGAATAAGGAGGCGATTTTAGATTTTAGATTTTCGATTTTGGATTG